GCGTCAACATCGAGTTCTTATAATGAAATGCCTTGAACTCTACGGGACTTTCCCACTTTGCTCGGTCAGCCATGATAAGCTGGTTGTACGTAATCTTATGCTGTGCCAACCATTGCTCAGTCTCATGCCGAAACTTTTCTGGCCTCCACGTGATTATCGCTCCCATCTGATTCGGCTTGAGCTTGAGTGGCGCATTGAGTATGAAACTTTTGTATCTTATGCCTTGGTCGTCGCACCCCAGAGGGCAATCAGGACACAGAATGCCATCGAAATCGAAACCGGTCTTAATCGACCGAAACATGTCACAGAGCGTCCAGTCATAATGGCTCGGTGATTTCATTTCGACGCCATAAAAGTCTATGAGACGACTTTTGACCTTCTGTTCGCCTCCGAAGGCATATAGTGTCGATGCGCAAATAGAAAGGTCATACTGCAACTTCGCTATTTCCGCCTTTGCCTCCCTCATTGCGCTGCCGGTTGCGCAAATATCATCCACAATCAAGATTTTCTTTACCTGGCAATTGTAAATCGGCTTGACCCTGTGCTTCTTGCCAGGACGATATATCCTCCCCTCTAGAAATGCCCCTAAATCGGTAAAAGGAATCTGCCGATAGAGTGAAACCAGACCCGCAACCAGTATCCCATCTCTCGGGATTGCCACAACCAGGTCAATATCCTGTGGCATTTTCGGCAGGTAGTGGTGGATTATGTCGCTATTCAGTTTAGCTATGGAGTAGTGATATAGCATTAAAAGCCGAACACTCTCTGCAACTTCTTTGTGCTATACAGGCTTTCGGGTGGCTGCCATCCCGATTTCACAGGAACGGCAGGATATTTCGCTTTTAGATATGCATGCAGGTTAACCGCTTCTGGCACTGTCTTCTCGGCAACATTGAATATGTCAAACGGAATCTGCATACCAGACTGGAGTATCAATCTTACCGCATAAGCCACCGTAGGCGGATCGGCATTCGCCCAGAATGTCTTTTCACGGTCTGTCCTGTATCTCGGGTCGCTCATCCTAACAGACGATAACAACTCAGTCGTCGGCACCGCAGGTGCAATCCTTAGAGACACAGCCTGATAACAACCGCTAAGCGGCTCTCGGCGGAAGCAGTGATTTGTGCCATACCAGGCAACTAATTGCTCCGCAATCAGTTTGCTCTGTGCATAGGCGTCCAGCTTCCCGTCAAACCTCATCGTTGACGTTAATGGCGGATGCTCCTCATCTATCGGGAAATATAAGGGAATCATAATACCTTCCGTATCCCAGCCATAAACTGCACCGCTACAGAGATAGATAAATCTGGAGCACTGGTTTTCCACGGCAGCACGCAGGACATTCAGTGTCCCCAGCACATTTGTTTGCCAGTAATCGTCGAATTTATACCTAGGATTCGGATGAGGTATGCCCGCCCCGTGAATTACTATTGTTGCACCTTTCATGGCCACCTTTAACCGCTCATAATCGAGAATGTCATTTCCGTCCTTGAGGTCATAGCCAACAACTTCCCAGCATTGTGACAGCTCCTTTGCTATCGCTGAGCCTAGCCACCCCAAATGACCAGTCAGGAACACAACATCTTCCTCAATCCCGATTTCGGGTGGAGTCCGTAGGTAACCCTTATCAATGAAGACAGCCCTGGGAGCTATTTGGGTCTCAGTCACCGTTATCTCTCGGGCGGACTGCGACCGAACCAATGCCTTTGCCCTCAATCTCGGCAAGTCCACGATGTCTCCCCGGTTGTATTGCCTTCGGGCTATCGTTACCGGGCGCAGAATTTCTATCTTCATACTTCATACTCCCTGTTTCAACAATTTTGCCATTTATTGTCCGCGTACGGCGACGCAATCGTTCGCGCTTTATCTTGTATTTCATGGCTTGAATGGGGGAGGGGAGCATTGGAACTCCCCTCCCTTTATCTACTACGACGTGGAAGCAGCCAGCACCACGAATGGGCCGACCTGGGTCGAACCATCCTCAAGAGTGAACGGACCCGATGGCCAGGGTCTCCCGTCGACGTTCCATGTCACCTTCACGACTGTGATGTTCTCAGTGAACCGTACGTGAGGCGACGCGTCAATGAAGATACCCGACCCATCCTTGATGAGATAGTATTTCAGGTCCGCCAGGATGAGGTCGCCAGTATTACCAAGAACCGGTAACCTTCCACTGATGAGGCAGGGAATTCCTACCAGAGTCCCAGGAGCACCCTCACGGGCGTTGGGCTGCCAGACGAGATGGCCAGCACCATCTTCCATCGCCATCAGCTGGGGCAGGACCGTCTGATTTGCAATCCAGACGTAAGTGCCACCCATAAGCTGCGAAGCATACATATTGATTATGTCCTCGTAGCCTACGGCTCCAGCATTCTCTCTCGGCACCTGGATATTCGATGCGTGGCCGATTAGCCCGGTAGGCTCAGTTGTGCCTCCTCCAGTCAGAAATGCAGCATCTTCAGCCGCTATTACCGCATTCCGCAGTTGCCTTCTCGCAAGTGGCTCCCATGCAGCTGTGTTCCGTAAGAGCTTATCGGCAACTGGTATGGTTCCCGCAACTTCGTGTGGAGTTAGCGAAATTCGGTCGAAAATTGGCTTAGAAGGTGGCTTCGCCGCAGCCTCCTCGATCCATTCGACCTCGACGCCACCATACATGTTTGTTCCAGCTTGGTCAAGCACGGGAATATATATCGTAGCATCAGGCGGGTCGCCAGCAGGGATGACCTGAGCTCGCGGCCTCACGACCGCCTCTTCAGGCTTTACCTGCAAGATTTCGTCCAGAAACCTATCTGGAACGAGATACCCGCCCTGCGTGCCTTCTCCGACCTTCGCGACTGGGTCTTCACTGCTTCTCATCACGAGACGGGGGTCACCTCGGTTGAAACGAATTGTTGCAATGAACTCGCCCAGGGACCGAAATTCCCCATAATGGCCTTCTCTTTCGACCTGCTCGACCTTCTTGGCGGTGAGAAGCTCATGGCGCTGAAGCTCCTCTTCTCGCTCGATTTTCTCGGCAAGAGCGCGAACTTCAGCTATACGCTTGTCGTACTCCTGCTTTTCGTCGGCGGTTAGTTCCCTTTTCTCGGCTTCTGCGCCATCTAGTAGCTTGCGAGCTTCTTCCACAAGGCTCGCTTTCTTTTTCTTGAGTTCAATAACGTTCATATTACCTCCTTATGTTTCTTCTAGTTCAAGGCGTTTCCGCTTGATTTCCAGACTATCAACGCACCCAGGCTTCTTATCCTCAGTGCCCTGAATGTCCAGGGGTGGTTTCAAATAACGCCCGATAGATTCTATGATTTCGTCTTTATCAGTTTCGTCCATCCTCACCTTGACGGTCGTCTGCGGATAGGCAGGATAGGTTACAGGCGAAATATCGTATATCCTGTCGAATTTGGTAATCTTCCGAACCTGCCCGTCTTCATCCCATTGCTCGCCATTCCGCGCTACCGTGAATGCGAAGGACATCTCCGAGACATCGCCACGCATTATCGTTTCTAGATACGGCGATGCCCAGCTAGGTGGATCAATAACCACTTGCAATCCATTCTCATCTTCCGACACCTCTAATGTTCCCGCTTTCGTCCTGCCTAAAACTATATTCGGGTCGTGATTCCATAATGCCCGAATATCACTGTTCGGAAGCGCAGCCTTGAATGCACCAGGCAAAATCATTTCTCTGTAGCCACCCAAGTCTTCCGACAGCCTGTTAAACACGGCTGCCATTCCCCTGATTTTGGGCTTTGTTTCACCTTCTACACGTAGCTCGACAGGGAAAGCCCTGCTTTCAATTCCCCTGATGCTTCGCAGGGGTGCTGGTTCTACGTCTGCGTCCCGTAGATGGGCTGCGATATGACTCCATACTCCTGGCCTATCATTATCGGGAATGTCCGCACCGCCTCTTGCTCCATTCAGAATGGCGATGGCCGTCTGGCAAGCCCTGATATTGGCTGGGCCGGGGTCACCGTCTACTGAGACCTCATGGTGAATGAATTTGTAGCTCGTTTTATTGGATTCATCCTTATCTGCGTCACGCCATGCGTATGCCCTGCGATAGTATTCATAATCCTGGTCGGTCTTCAACCTTGCTTCATTCGCCGGCCCATCCCAAGGCTTGTCAGATGTAGCAGTCTTATGCCTCGGAATTGCACCTCTTCTATCTGTCATATTGGCCTCCTTTTGCTTCCATTGAGAAAAGCAGACAGCTAATCGCTGCTTGTCGTCAGGAAACTCGTCTTTCATTGTCTCATCCCCCATACATCGCTCCATGAATTCGCCTTGGTCTTCATTTGGTTTCGGCTCTGGTAATGGCATCGTTATCTCCTACGCTGGTTCTAGTTGGCACTCGCACCCTAAATGCAACGGCGGATGTGCCGTCGGTCTGTAGATTTCCATCGCTCCCTCCTCTTCCCCCTCTAGGCGCGTCCCATAGGCTAGAAAATCCTGGTCTATTGCAACTTTCTTCCCATCCATTTGCTGGCAATATGGGCAGGGACGCTGGCTGACATTACGCCAGACAAGCATTTGAATGCCCGCTGATGTAAACACCAGCTTGGCGATGGCATTCGATAGCTGAATGGTCTCGTTGGCCGCAACTTTACCTGGCCTCTTCTCTTCCCATTCGGCGAGCCGCTTTTCAATTTCATCCCAATCAGCGCCCTCGTCCAGCAAAGCTAGTAATTGACCCTCCGATGACTTCGCATAGCGATAGGCGAATGTCCTTGCATATTC